TAAACCCTCATAACTTTCAATTTTAATTACACCGACACCTTGTGTACCAGTTAATGTTTTTAAAATTATAGGAAACTTACCGCCAACTTTATCTAAAGCAGTCTTAATATTATTCTCGTTAGATACGAAGGCTGTTCTCGGAGTTGGTAGACCATACTTTTCAAATAATAAAGCTGATGTAAGTTTATTATCACAAGTTAACATTGCTGATCTAGTGTTTATCATAAATGCTTGTGAGTTTTGAAAAGAAGATATTAAAGACAAACCTGCCTCATCTTCTAAAGCACCACCTCTAACTATACAAACGGTATCTCTACCTACAAAAGTATGTTTACCATTTTTGCCGTCATAGTTATAAACGGTCAAAGTATTTTTATCTTCGTCTTTTTGTGTAATGATTGTAGATTTAGTATTTACTATGATACACTTAATGCCTTTTTTCTTACACGCTTTTTGTATAAGATCGGCAGTTGTGTTTTCTTTAGGGTCTTTAGAGTCAGCCACGGTGACCATAGCAATAGTCATAGGCTTGTCTTTACGACCTATATCTGTCTCTGTAATAAATTCTTTAAACTTTGGTACTTCCATTGTCGCTATCTTTTACTTCCTCTTTTTTCTCGTCAATTTTTTTACCTATATTATATTTAGCTGATAGCGTCCACTCTTTTTTTTCTTTAAATGGTAATACTTTAATTTGACTTAAAGGCGCTTTGTTTTCAACTCTAGTTTTTTCAACAATATCTATTAAGTTCCAATCTTGTAATAAAATCGCAATCGTATTTCGTCTTTGAATATCGTTCTCTACTAATGTAGCCTTTTTGCCATCTAAAGCAAATAATTCTTTAAAATGTGTTATAAAATATTTACCTTGTTTGTGTAAAATATGACAAGATTGATATAATGTTTTGTCTTTTCTACTTGCGACACCAATTCTTGTTAATGTCTCTCTAACTTTTAGGAAGTCGTCTGGTTGTTTGATTGTGACCTCTAACATACTTTCAGGCGACCATTGTATTTCCTGTTCACTCATCTTTGTTTTCTCCCGCCCTTAAACAAGGACAATTTAATTTCTTCAATTTGTTTATCTGTTAATATGTTGAGAGCCTCTTTTGCTTTTTCATTGCTATAGCCATAATACTCTTTTACATATTGTAAATTTTTCAATTTGGTAGATGATAGCCATTTACCGCCAAATCTTTTTCTCTTTCGGATACTATTTATGTAAAAATGAAATTGTATTTTCTTTGGAAGAAAGTGAAAGCCATTCATTTCATTTGCTTGAGCAATACAATCATAATGCATTGATAAGCATTTGTTAATTATAAATGGTGGGTACTTCTTTTCCCAACCTGTGTCGTCTGTATCTAATAATTTATCTTTGCTAAAATTAATAGCGTTGAGATAATCTTTCAATTCGTACATTATTTTCTTTTATGTTTATTGTGCCCTTTATGACTACCCATATAATAGTCTCCTGGTTCATAGTTCCAAACTTTACCGTGATGACCTCTAAAATCAGCCCACCACATTCTCATTTTAACTACGATTACTCTAAACAGCGTTTTTCTTGCCATTACTATTCCTTTTATAACTTCCCTTACCTTTTTTGGGTTTCACCACTCTTTTTTTGTACTTTGGTGATCTCAATTCAAGTGCTATTGGGTTTCTCTTTTTCATATTTAGTCTATTTGAATTTACAACTAGCCATTATCTCTGTAAGGCAAGCGACCATATTGATCTCTTGGTCAGCAACAAAGGCTGCCTTATATTGATAACCAGCCAGTATTAATATGGCTTGAGGTATAGATTTAGTATCTAAGCTATTGTATAGAGAGTCATAAATGACTTTGAATAGATGAGAAGGCTCTTTATCTAGGTTTTGTACAACCCATTTTCTCATATCATTAAATCGTTTTTCTTTTAGTGTCTTTACAAGTTCTTTAATATTCTCGTTTGACATACTAAACAAAATACCACTATCTATTTTACCTCTAACAGAATATCTTTGAAGTTCATTTAATATTCTTCTAAAGTCTGGATAGTGTTTTTGTATTAGTTCAGATAAAACTTTTTTCTCAAATTCTATCTTCTCACCTTTTAAAATACCTTCTACTCTTTTCATAAAGGCCATTGCTGTTTTAACTTTTTGACCATTGGTGATCTGAAAGTTAATAACGGTACAACGACTATGTAAGGCAGGTATTATTTTGTTTATATAATTACAAGTAAAGATAAATCTACAATTTTGATAAAATGTTTCAATAAAATTTCTTAAAGCAGGCTGAACACTATCGGCGTTCATATAATCTGCCTCATCAATTATTACAACTTTATGATTAGATTCTTCAGTAAGAGATACCGTTGAGGCAAAGTTTTTAATCTTATGTCTTAATGTATCTATTTGACGGCCTTCGTCTGAACCATTAATTACAATATAGTCAGCGCCAAGTTCTTCACATAGAGCCTTTGCTACGGTAGTTTTACCAATACCAGCACTACCTGATAATAGTAGATTAGGTATTTCTTTTTGTTTGATAAAATTAGTAAATGTTTCTTTTAAATCTTGTGTAAGAATACAATCACTTATTTTTTTAGGACGGTATTTTTCAACCCATAAAAAATCGGACATTATAACCTCCCTTAAAATTCAGAGTCAGGTTCTAATGCTATCCAATATTGTATAGGTTTATTTCTATTTACAAAATGACTTATCTTTTGTTTAGAAATAGCAACATCATAATCATCCGATACCATTTTAAAGTTTTCTGCCTTAAAATAAGCTGTAAATGTTTTATTAGTTTCACCAACAGCCATAGAATAATCGTTTGATGATTTATTCTTTTTGTCTGTAGCAACTAATGTGATTGTTTTACCATCACCTTTAACAGCAACATCTGGTAGATTTAATGTCATAACACCTTTTTGAAGTCTAGCAAAGTCATCTTTTTTTAATGTAAAAGTAACTTCTTTATCTGGCATTGTGATGTTTTTAGTAGGCGCCACAATAACAGACTTGTCAGCAAAAAAGTATTTAATAGATTGTTTAGAATTGTTATCAGCGATTTGTACATTTGAACCACCATTAAAATTTAAGTTAGGCTTTTGAAACAACTCAACAGCTCTTAAAAATTCTGGCAGATCGTATATAGCAAATTCACTATCAAACTTTTCTGATATTTCAGCTTCTGCTAAAATATTTTTCATTGTAGAGATTGTCTGTACTTTGTTTCCAGGTTTAACTAGAATATTCTGGTTAATATCTGAAAAGTTTTTTAATACAGCAACCGTATCACTTGATAGATTCATAATTTAATCACCTCTTTCATATTATAATATAATTTAACATATTGTAGTCTTTTTGTCAATGTTATCCTTGTAGATAAGCAATCATATTTTCTGGTGTAGTTTCAACATATGGGTCGTCATCTGTGCCCTCATTATTGATACCTGGTTCTTGCCACCATTTCTCAACAACTCCGTCATTAATAACTGCCATATATCTCCAACTTCTATTACCAAAACCTTTATGATTTTTTCCTACCAGCATACCCATAAATCTTGTAAAGTTACCTGATCCGTCTGGTAATACTTTTACATTTTTAATTTTTAAAATTTCAGCCCAAGCGTTCATAACAAAGGTGTCATTAACACTACAACAATATATTTCATCTACACCTAGACTTTTAATTTTATCATAGTTATCGTCAAAACCTGGTAATTGTGTTGATGTACAAGTTGGTGTAAAAGCACCAGGTAAAGAAAATAAAACTACTCTCTTACCTTTAAAAAAATCGTCTGTTGTTTTTTCTATCCACTTGCCCTCATCAAAGCTACAGCCGTCTTCTAATACGACATCACCCTCTCTGATTTTAAAATTAACTTGTGGTATCTTAAAATTTTCCATAATTTAGTTCCTCTTATTAATATTGGAGCGGCTAGTAGGTAACGCTCCTACGTCTGTGAGTTGGTAACCCACCGTAATACTTTTATACGATAGCCGCATTTTGTAATATATCATAATGCTATTCTAAAGTCAATGCTGGTTGATAGTTGGTAATTAATATTTCTTTACCTTTACCAGCACCCTTGTTTTTACTAGCATTTTGTTTATTAAATTCTTTTTCAATCCAAAAATACTCGTGTTTTGGAAACCAAGTCTCTAAATCTGGAAACTCATAATAAGATAGAACAAACTTACCTTTTATGCTTTTTAGTTTTTCCGCTAACTCTTTGTGTTGATGTCTTTGAAAATCTTGTACATAGTAATCTTCCATTTTGTAATATGGTGGATCACAATAGAATAGTGTATCATCATTATCATACTCATCAATTAAGGTTTCGTATGATTCGTTATGTATGTGTGTTATACCTTGAATATGATACAACCATTTTTTATTACTAATTTTATTAATAAAGTGTTCATACTTTGATTTATACTTACCTTTTAAATTTACAAATTTTGTTTTCTCGTTTAGTGTATCACCACTAAAACTTTGAGATTGTAAATATATGTATTTTGTGGCTCTCTCTACATCACCTAATTCAAAGTCGGTGTTTAAAGGCATTAAGTCTGATTTAAATTGATTAAATAATTCTTCGTTTTGTGGTTCGTGTGATAATAGTTCTTTTAAAAAAGCTCTATCTTTGTGTCTAGCACACCAGAATATATTTGCTATATCTTTATTAAAGTCATTATATACATTTGTGTGAGCTTGATCTATT